ACTTTAAGACAGCATTTTCATTATTGATGGCCAAATCATACTTAGACAAATATCCCGATGCAGCATTATTATTTTACGATTCAGAATTTGGCACTCCTCAAAGTTATTTTGATTCTTTCGGTATTGATACCAATCGTGTATTGCACACTCCTCTTACTGATATTGAACAACTTAAATTTGATGTGATGCAACAACTTACACAATTGGAACGAGGTGAACACCTCATCATTGTAATTGATTCAATTGGTAATTTGGCATCCAAAAAAGAAGTTGATGATGCACTAGATGGAAAATCTGTGGCTGATATGTCCCGTGCCAAACAAGTTAAAAGTTTATTCCGTATGGTAACACCACATTTGTCTCTTAAAGACATTCCACTGATTGTTGTCAATCACACATACAAAGAAATTGGTATGTTCCCTAAAGATATTGTCGGTGGTGGTACAGGTTCTTACTATTCTGCTGATAATATTTTTATCATTGGCAGACAGCAAGAAAAAGAAGGTACCGAAATTGTCGGTTATAATTTTGTAATTAATGTAGAAAAATCCAGATATGTTCGTGAAAAATCTAAAATCCCTGTTACAGTATTGCATAATGGTGGCATTAGCAAGTGGAGCGGCTTACTCGACATTGCTCTTGAATCTAAACATGTGATTAAACCCTCCAATGGTTGGTATCAGCGTGTTGATGATGACGGAGTGGTAGAAGAAAAGAAATACCGTGAGAAGGAAACCAATACATCAGCATTTTGGTTACCATTATTAAAACAAAAATCTTTTCAAAAATTTGTTGAAAGTAAATATCGTGTCTCTGCAACCGAAATCCTATCAGATGAGGCTGTGGAAGATACATTTGATGTGGAGACTACAAATGGAGTTGATTGAAGGTACCGATTACTGTTTCATTTATCCTAAGGACGAAAAAGAAACTGTCCAACTTAAATTTTTAACCGGCCCATATGAAGATACCATATTCAAATATGGTAAGGTTAAATTTAAAGAAGAAAATGACCAGGTCTATTTACTTTTTGCTTATGATGTGTTAGAATCACCAGTTGGTAAACCCAAGAAATTGGAAAAAGATAATGACTTTAAAAACTACATTGGTGACCTTTTGGTACAACTAATGTCTGGTAACCTAGAACAGGATATTATTGATGAAACTGGAACTGACGATATTAAAAACCCTTATACGCAATGAAGATTATCTCCGAAAAGTCATCCCGTTTCTTAAACCCGAATATTTCTCTGAGAATTCCGACCGCACGCTGTTCAAAACGGTCAACGAATTTGTACAAACGTACAATTCTGCGCCAACGGTTGAAGCACTTACATTGGCCATCCAAGAAAGGCGAAATCTCACAGATGATGAAGTGGAAAAATGCAAATCTAGTTTACAAGAAATTGCATCGGCTCCACATGAAGGATCAGAACTTCAATGGCTTATTGACAGAACGGAACAATTTTGTCAAGAGAAAGCCATATACAATGCTGTATTGGGGGCAATTTCTATACTTGACGGGAAGGACAAAACCGCTGAGAAAGGTGCGATTCCCTCTCTATTATCGGATGCCTTGGCTGTAGGATTTGACAGTTCGGTTGGACATGATTACTTAGAAGATACTGATTCTCGTTACGACTTCTATCACAAGAAAGAAGAACGCATTCCATTTGATCTGGACTTCTTCAACAAAATCACTAAAGGTGGTTTACCCAAGAAGACACTGAATATTGCACTTGCAGGTACCGGTGTTGGTAAGTCCTTGTTTATGTGTCATGTGGCCGCAGGTTGTATGGTACAAGGTAAAAATGTACTTTACATCACTATGGAAATGGCCGAAGAAAAAATTGCTGAACGTATAGATGCAAACTTATTGAATGTAACTTTGGATGATTTAACATCCTTACCTAAAGAAATGTTTGATAAAAAGGTCGAAAGACTCCGTGAGAAGACTGTTGGTAAATTGATTATCAAAGAATATCCAACAGCTTCTGCTTCCGCAACCCATTTTAGAACACTTCTCAATGAGCTCAATCTTAAAAAGTCTTTTACTCCTGATATCATTTTTATTGATTATCTTAATATATGTTGTTCATCAAGAATCAAAGCCTCAGGAAATGTCAACAGTTATACTTACGTCAAAGCTATTGCAGAAGAATTGCGAGGTCTTGCCGTTGAGTTCGGAGTCCCAATCGTTTCTGCTACGCAGACTACAAGAAGCGGATTTGGTTCATCTGACCCAGGGTTGGAAGATACAAGTGAATCTTTTGGTTTGCCAGCAACCGCAGACTTAATGTTTGCGTTGATTTCTTCTGAAGAATTGGAAGAGATGGGACAGATTATGGTGAAACAATTGAAGAATCGTTATAATGATCCAAGTTATTACAAAAGATTCACCTTGGGTATTGATCGTTCAAAGATGCGTTTGTTTGATATCGAACAATCTGCACAAGATGGTTTAGCTGATGCTGGCCATAATGATAAGCCGTTAAATACATTTGGTGACCGTGAAAAACCACAAAAGAAATCGTTTGATGGATTTAAAGTATGAAATTGACATTTGAAGAAGGTGTACATTGCGCCAAAGCGTTTGAAGATTACTTTGGTAATTTTGACCGTATTGATGAATATATGCGTGACCAGAAATTGAATTCTCTGGCCGATATTCCTAATAACCCATTATTCCCAATTGAAGATGAACTGTTTCAAGATTTTACGATGCATCCAAAAGATATGGATTTTGAGGTGTGTGAGATACCAACATCAACTTGGGAAACCTTACTTGACATTACATCGTCACATGTAAACATTGCACCAGTTGGTCGTAATGTTAAGTTGGCAGTCAAAGAGAAGAACACAGGAAAGTATGTTGGATTCATCCGTCTTGGTTCACCAGTAATCAACTGCAAACCACGTAACGACCTCTTAGGACAAGTGTTTACACAACAACCTGAATGGGGTAAACGATTCAATAACTCAGCAATGATGGGTTTTGTTATTGTGCCTGCACAACCATTTGGTTATAATTACCTTGGTGGTAAACTTTTGGCTTCAATCTGTACCTCACATGAAGTGCGTGAGATTGTCAATAAAAAATATGGAATGAATTTGTGTCTCTTTGAAACTACAAGTTTGTATGGTAGTTCCAAAACAGTATCACAATATGATGGTATGAAACCATATATTAGATACGATGGCTTGACAGATAGTGATTTCTTGCCTATGATGCACGGTAAACCCTATTCGGAACTCCGTGATTATGTTATGGAGAGAACTGGCCCATTGGTTGAAGATGATGCTTCTAGTAAGAAACTAAAAATCTCCATGAAGATTATCTCCTTAACCAAAGCAGCACTTAAAGGTACACCTGAAGGAGATACATTCAAAGCAACGATTGAAAAGGCCAAAGGGTTGACAGAGCAGAAACGTTATTACCATTCTGACTATGGTTTCAAGAACATGAAAGATTATGTCAACTGTAAGACGGACGTGCTTATTCCTGGTGAAAACTATGAAAAACACAATTTGATAAACTTGATTGAATGGTGGAGAAAAAAGGCTTGCCAACGATACGATAACTTGTATAATGACAGTCGGTTACGTACCGAACTGGAGATTTGGACTTCTGGAAAGGAGATTCAAATTATTAGATAAATATGTTTATATTTAATGGAGTGATAAATTGGCTTACACATTTTTTCCCAAAACAGCAACAGAAATTAAACAAAAACTAAAAGGTGATAAAACAAAGATTGAAGAAATCATAAATGTTTTCGCATATCTGAAGTCCAAGTTTAAAAAAATTGAAACTCCAATTAATATTGATCCAGCGACCATTGGTAAAATTAATGTCACAAGGGATTTACAGGGTGACATTGAACTTTCCACTATTAAACGTGAAACTAAATTTTCAAAAATAACGATGAAATTTGGTTCAGGTTCCTCAGGTGGACGTGGTGTACAAAATAAAGGTAATGCATATGAAGGTGAACTTGCTGGAGCTATTCAAAAATGGTGGAACGGTGAAAAAATTGATGATTCCAAATTAGAAGAAGCTGTTAATAAAATTGCTACACTACACAATCTAAAAAAATATAAAAAATTAGAAGTAAAAATGGTTGGCGAATTGAATAATAAAAGACCTTTCGTTTTTACTCCAAAAGTTCTGATTTCCTCTAAAATTCCAATAACTAATAATAATTTGGGTCCTGTAGTAACCGATATCACATTAGTTCTTGATGGAAAAAAAGAAATCTATTTAAGTTTGAAAGCTGGCGGGACAGTTACGTTTTTTAATTCGGGTATTCGTACAGTTCTTTCACCACAAGAAATTAAAACCGGCCGCATCAACAATAAAGAAGGTTTAAAAATTCTTGATATGTTTAATATTAATGATGCTCTATTCTGTGATATTTTTAATGGAAATTTAAAAAAGGGTTATAATGAAGATATTTGGAAAACAATGTCATCAAAACAAAAACGTGATCTTAAGGATTTTTTGATTTCTGGCGTTGGCCATGGTTATACAATTGTACATAAACTTACCAATAGGACAGAAGTTTATATGGTTGATGAAAGTTATATGAATGATGCTGCGACACCCAAATCCTGTACAGTCTACTATGGTGGCAAAACTGGAACAGGCAAACGTATTGACATGGAAATAGAAACCGGTCACTACATTCTTAAACTAAACATGCGTGACACACAAGGTGGTGATGGATATCCTACACGTATGATGTGTGATTATTCTTACCTATAATATGTCAAAAATAATAGATGATGATAATGATTTCGGTTTCTCTGCCATATCAGCAGAAGACTATGAAGCTAGAATCAGCCG